ATTAAGTGAGATGGATTTGCGAAGAGACGTTTGGCGTGTTGCTGATGGTCGTACATGGGAGGAGGATACACAGATTCCTTCCTTGTCATTGTTGGCTGCTCGTCGGGCGTCACCATATAATCTCGCTGTAGGTGGGAATGCTACTGATAAGCCGTATACACGTTCTGCCTTGGCAGACCTTCATTCGAGTAAGTTTTCTAAGCAAGTTGCTGTTTATGGTAGAAATGTTAAGTACCTAAATGAATATGCTCGTACTTTAGCACCTTTGATGCCACAGGCCTTGGATTTGTTGTATAGGATTTTAGGGACAAGGAAGTTTTTTGGCAAATATGAGTTTTCTCCAGATGATAAATACGTTACTAGTATCTATCTTGGAGCAAGTTCAGGTGACGCCCCAGGTCCAGAATTGGAGACGAAGACGTCGACTGGTATTCCTGTTTTTGTTAGCCCTCGTGGGAAGAAGTTTGAGTCCCATGAGAGAGCTGTAAAGAATGTGAATAGGATGTTACGGGAGTCGGCGTTTCAGCAGCCCGTGCTTAGGAATAAGGCATGGGTAATGAAAGGTAAGGATGAGACCTATGGAAAGTATGACAAGTATACTGATGAAGAATATCGAAAGTATTCGGATAAGTTCCGGTTTTTTGTGATACCTTCAGATGAGGAGTCTTTAGACGAACGTGTGCTTTTTACACTTCGTCAGAATTTGGAGAGAGGGTATATTTGCATAGGTCATACTTGGTCTTATGGTGGGGCCGATCGTATAGCAGAATTGTTGTCCTATAATTGGGATAATCCAATGTCTGCGGTCTATTCCATGGGGGATCTTATCAATTGTGATCAGTCCTTGCACCGGGTGTTATTGGAGTTTTTTATAGCACATGGAGGAATTTATTACAATAAGAAGAGTGCATCGTGGCCTATTTACAAGCGTATGTTGAAAACTATTTTTGATTGGTTGATTACCAGGATTACTCATGTCTATGCGGGTATTTGGGTCATTGTTTATGGTGGTGTTCCTTCAGGGTCTGTTGTTACTTCCCATGCAGATTCGTGGGTGTCTCTTTTGTTGTTCTGTTTGTGGTGTTGTTATGAGATATCTCGTATAGTTAACGCTCAAGAGGCAATGCAGGCGACAGAGGCATTATTACATTTTCAGCTGGTTATGATAGTATATGGTGACGACTTGATTCATCGATGTCCGAGATCCTTGGCTCATATATTCG